GGTAATAGGTAAAAACACTTAAACGAAGAAAAGAAAATGTTTGTCGAATTATATAACTATTTGATATTTAACTATTTTGAACTTTGGCAAAGTATTTGTTTTTTGCTAAAAGATTCAAATTGCCTTGATGAAAAAACCTAAGTGTTTTAACCCTCTACTAAAAATAGGGGGTTTTTTTGTAACTTGTATTTAGAATAAACAAGATTTGTATCAAGATGGATAAAGGTCATGGAGGAAAAAGAGAAGGCGCAGGAAGACCTAAAAAAGTAGATGAACAACAAGCGAACTACATTTTTACAGAAGCCTTAAAACAGATTACAGGTAAAGAAACACCAGAAGAAGCGAAGATTCAATACATAGTAGAACTAGCAGAATTTGAGAGGGGGAGAATGTGGATAGCAGATAAAACTTTCGGTAAGCCTAAAGAGGGTATTGATATAACAACAGGAGGAGATACTTTTAAGAATCCATTTATCTTATTTGGTAAAGAAAAAGATGAATGAAGAAGATCAAAAGGAAATTGTACTTTCTCCGAAATATAAAGAGCTTTGGAAAAGTGATAAAAGATATTTCATTTGTACTGGAGGTCGTGGCAGTGGAAAGTCTTTTAGTGTTACTCTATTTCTGCTTACTTTAACCTTTGAAGAAGGGCATAGAATACTTTTTACGCGTTACACCCTTACAAGTGCTAAAACTTCTATTATACCTCAATTTATAGAGGTTATGGAGGCTCTAGGTTATGATGATAGTATTTTTGATATTAACAATGACGTTATAACCAACAAACAAACAGGAAGCCAAATAATATTTAAGGGTATTAAAACAGGTTCTAAACTTCAAACAGCATCACTAAAATCATTAACAGGAATTACAACCTTTGTAGTAGATGAAGCGGAGGAACTAACAGAAGAGGATGTATTTAATAAGATAGATTATTCTGTAAGGGTTAAAGGTATTCATAATAGAGTGATTCTAATAATGAATCCAACAACTAAAGATAATTGGATTTATGATAGGTGGTTTATTAATCCTAGATCTAATACAACTTACATACATACAACTTATTTAGATAATATAGATAATCTAAATGAAGATATAATACACGAATTTAACTACCTAAAAGAAAAGAAGCCTAAAGAGTTTGAACACGTTGTTTTAGGAGGTTGGAAGCACAAAGCAGATGGGGTAATATTTGATCTTTGGGAAAAAGGAGAGTTTGACGAATCACTAGCTTTTATCTATGGGGCAGACTGGGGATTTGCTAATGACCCTAGTACTATTATAAAGGTTGCTGTAAATGAGAAAAGAAAGAAACTGTATTTACAGGAAATAATATACGCTAAAGGTTTAAGCACTGATAGCCTTATTGATTGTTTTAAGGCTCACTGTGGAAAGGATATGATTGTAGCAGATAACAGCGAACTTAGACTAATAAATGAGATAAGAAGGCACTCTATAAACATTTACCCAGTATCTAAAAAACCTAACTCTATACTAGCAGGGATTAACAAGATGAAAAACTATGAAATAGTTGTTTGTGGTGAATCTCCTAACCTAATAAAAGAACTCAATAACTATTGTTGGATAGATAAAGGTTTAAACCAAGTACCAATAGATAACCATAACCACCTTATAGACCCTATCAGGTACGCACTGACAAGATTAAAACCATAAGATTATTTTGTATATTTACATTTATTCAGAATAAAGTTTTGTTTTTTCTGTATAAATCAAAATATTATTAATGAATATCTTTCAAAAGTTATTTAATAAAGAGATACAAAAGAAGTCTATAGGTGGTAACATTGTTACAATAGGTGAATCTATTAACAATGCTTTTGTGTTTGATGGTCAGAAAGAAGATGAAAAGCTAATAAATGAAGGTTACGTATCTAATCCAGATGTTTATCCTATTGTTAAAAAGATTTGTGAAGTAGCTTCTGACGTTCCTTTTTTAGTTGAAAAGAAGACCTCTGACGGTTGGGAGTTAGACGAAGAAAGCTCTTTAAACACACTTTTAAGAAGCCCTAACGAATACCAAACAGAAAAAGAGTTTAGATTTAACTCTATGAATTATCTTCTAAATACAGGGGATATTTTTTGGAAGAAACTAATATCTAGCTTTGATCTTGTTACTGAATTAGAAATATTAGAATCTAATTTAGTTGAATTGTATCTAGATACTAGAGGCAATGTTTACAATTACCAATACGCTAGGAATAATACAGAATTAGAAAACTATTCTTTAGAAGAGGTAATACACAACCTTTATTTAAACCCTTCAACGGTTGGTCTACAATCTAAGAGAGGTTTAAGCCCTTTACAGGCTGCATACACTACCCTTAGAAGTTCTAATAATAGATCTGTTGCAAGTGCTTCAATGTTAGAAAATGGAGGGGCTTCAAATGTTATTTCTTCTGGTTCAGATTTGAACATGACAGAAGACGAAAGAAGCGAATTACAAAAGAATACAGATAAGATATTAGGAGGTGCTGATAAGTTCGGTAAAAACATAGTATCAACAGCTAATCTAAACGTGGCTAGTCTTGGTATGTCTTCTCAACAGATGGAAATGTTAGAAGGTGGTGTTATGGATTTAAGAACACTTTGTAACATATTCGGTACTCATTCGGCTATGTTTAATGATATGGATGCTGCTACTTTAGATAATATGAAGATAGCAGATAAAAAGCTTTATACTGATGCTGTTATACCAAACAACAACAAAATCATAAGCGGTTATGATGACATTGTAAAAGCTTATAGCTCTTATGAAAGTAAGGAATTAAGGATAGTACAAGATTTAAGCCGTATTGATTCACTTCAAGAAGATCAGAAGTTAAGAGCTGAAAAAGATAAGATAAAAACTGATGCTTTACTAAGTGTTTTAAATTCTCCTAATACTGTTGAATCTAAAGTACAGGCTTTAGTTTATACTATGGGAATGGAGGAAGACACAGCTAGATTAATTGTAGGAACTGAAATAGTAGATAATGAAACTGTTTAATACTAAATCATCTATTGAAGATGTAGACGAAAAAGGAATTGTAAAGATTCGTGTTAGTGCTTTTGGTAATATAGATTCTTATGGAGACATAATGGACGAAAAAGCATTTAACCAAACTATAAACGTTTTTAACAGTGGTAAGAGAACACGTATAAAACACCTTCAGGACCATGATTGGAGTAAGTTAGTAGGTTTACCTATTGAGATTATAAAAAGCTCACAAGGGCTAGATATAGTGTCTAAAATGAACATAGAAAAACAGTTTGTTAAGGATATTTATTCTGACTATAAATTTATGGCTGATAATGGAGATACTTTAGAGCATAGTATAGGATATGTTACAGTTAAAGAAACTTTTTCAGATGAAAAGAAAGCCAACATATTAAAAGAAGTGGACCTAAAAGAATACAGCTCTTTAAACTTTTTAGGCGCTAATGGTGAAACTCCTTTACTAGACATTAAAGCAATGTTAGAAAAAGGTGAGTATTCAGATGAGAGATGTAAAGAATTAGAATTAAAAATAACAGAACTAGAAGAACAGTTGAAATCATTTGAGCAGGTTCAAGCCACTCAAACAGATGAAGGTAAAGAGGTTCAAATTAAATCGAGTATAAACCCTTTATTATTTTAAAATGGAATTTGTAAAAAAATCTATTGAAGAAGTTTCAGCTATGACAGCAGAAGCACAAACAGAATACTTAAAAGCAAAAGAATCTTTTGAGTCTGAAATGAAATTAAAAGAGCTTGCAAAAGTATCTAACCTAGAAGCTAAATCTTCTGAAAATGAGGCTAAATTAAAAGCTGCTAATGAAGAGATTGTAAAACTAGGTACAGAAGTAGCTAAAATGAAAGAAGTAAAATCTGCTCCTAAATCTAAAAAAGGTTTGTTAGCTGCTGTTTTAGAATCTAAGAAAACAGAACTAGAAGAGTTAGTTAAAAAGGGTAGCGGTTCTTTGTCTATCGTTTTAGATGAAAAAGCTACTCAAACTTATGGAGATATTGATAGTGGTGAGGACTTTGCACAATTCAGACAAGGTATCATTGACCAACCTGTAAGAGGGGTAGTATTCAAATCTTTGTTTAGAAATACTCCTTTATCTACTCAATTTCTAAAGTATACAGAGCAAGATTCAGTAGTAAGAGATGCTAAAAACGTTGCAAACTGTGCGCCTGTTACATCATTAACAAAAGAAACTTTAAAGGTATCTAACATTGAGCCTGTAAAAGTTAAGGATATTATCACTGGTTGTACTGACTTCATTAATGACTTTCCATTCATGGAAGCTAGAATGAGAAGGTTATTAACTGAATCTGTAATGTTGAAGGTAGATCAACAAATTTTACTAGGTTCAGGAACAGCGCCAGAAACTAATTCTATTGATTCTGTTTCTTCTGAATTTGATGCTGCTAATGTTGCTTGTCCTTTGACTGCTTCTATTCAAACTGCTAATTACATTGATTTGATTAGAGGAATGGCTACTCAAGTATGGGAGCTTGGAAAACAAAACTCTTTTATGCCTGATACTGTTATCGTTAATAACTGTGATTGGTTTAAATTGGTTGAATCTGACAAAGATGCTAACAACAATTACCTAGATAATAGAGTTGTTATGCAAGGTGGTTCTACTTATGTAGTAACTATGGCAGGATTGTTAAAAGTTGTTACTTCTCCAATTGTCGCTTCTAATACTTGTTATGTTTTAGATTCTACTAAAGGTGAGATTATTGATAGACAACAATTTACTATTGATATTGCTTTTGAAAATGCTTCTGAGTGGGAAAGTGATTTATTTTCTATGAAAGGTGCTGAAAGAGTAAACTTCTTAGTACCTAATGAAGTAGCTAATGCGTTTATGAAGTGTAGCGATGTTGCAACAGCAATCGGAGCTATCACATCAGTATAATTAAAGGAGGGTAAAACCTCTTTTATTTAATTTATTAAGGCAAGTTTACCGTATTTATTTGCGGTTTACTTGCTTTTTTTTAACTAATAATTAAAACAACATGGCTAGATCATTTGAGTTCATAGATAACGGTAAAAGTTTTAACATTAATTTTAATGGTATTCAATACACAGCAGGGAAGAATGATGTTGAATTAGTGATACCAGATATAACAGCGAACAACGAGCTAGAAATTCGGAGTAATTCGGCAAAGTTTACCGATGCTACCGTTTATTTAGATGAAGACACAATAACAGGCGTAGGAGCAGGAAGCACAACAGCAACAGAATTAAGAGACGCTTTAGAAGCGATTTTTTTTTTAGATGAAAGTGGTAACAGTTCTCAAAATGGTTTTATAGACTATAACGATACAACTGGCTCTTTTTCAATTACTGCTGATACTTGGACTGATTTACCTAATGATGGTCAAGGGGCTTTTAGCAATAACAGTTATCCACCTTCGGGAGTTACGGAGTTAATGGATGTTTCTACGGGTTACATTGACCCTACAGAGTTAAGTTTAGGTGACACTATTTTAATACGTAATGATTACACTATTAACCCTAACACTAATAACGCTTTATTAAGTTTTAGATACGCTTTAGGGAATGGGGGTGGATCTTATACCCTTGAGAAAATCATAGGGCGTTTAGATAGCGGTTCGGGTCAAGATTATAGATTTAGTTTAGCACCTGATTTGATTTACATGGGAGATACTAACACAAGAGACAATCTTATCAAAATTCAAGTTTATTGTACCTCTAACGCTACAGTAACAAACGCAGGTTCAGTTATTCAAGTTATAAAAAGATAATTATGTCTATAAAAGTTTATAAAGATTTAGCAGCAAACTCTATATTTATTGAGGATGCAAACGGGGCTCAGTTTGTCAATAGTTTACAAGCTAGTGTTCCAGATACAACTGTAACTATCACAGATTTAGCAAGACAAATAGACATTGTTTCTAACGCTGACCATACGGAATTTATTGACCAAAACGAATCGCCTTACAGTGGTACTGCAGAAGATGTGTGTAATACGTTAAACGCTATCTTTCAAAGTTCGGGAACTCCAACAGCTGACGCTCCAACTATCACAAGTCCTTTAAGTATTAACAGCGTAGAGGGGTCAATCATTAACTATGAATTGACTGCTAACCTTGGCGTTGGTTATGAATGGGATTTATCAAACGTTACAGGAGTTACAACTGTAGAGGGTAATGTTCGTAAATTGGTAGGCGGTTCGGGTTTAGCAGCTGGAACTTATAATATACCTGTAAAGGCTATCAATTATAATGGTGAAGATTCACAAACAGTTGTTTTAAACGTATCAAACCCACCATTTGCAAACACTAAAAGCGTAGATTTTCAACAGAATGATTGGTTAGGTGCGAATGCTGGAATCCTTCAAAACGTATTAGGTAGAAGCGGCAACGGTTCGGGAAGTGCTGACGCTTGGACTATCTCTTTTTATTTTAAAGCTGGAAGTAGCAATAACCAAGAACAGACTATATTTTACTATGGTTCTAGTGATGTTGCAAACGGTAACCATCTTAGAGTATATTGGAACGGTAATAATACAGCTATACAACAACTAGTATTTAGATACGGTACAAACAATAACAACCTATTATTTAAAAGCCCCGTAGGTAGTTTGTCTAACGATGGTAACTGGCATCATTACATGGTTACTTATGACGGTGGAACTACAGGTTCTTCTAGTGGTAGTATAAATGATTATTACAGCCGTTTTAAAATCTTCATTGATGGAGTTCAGCAAACTACAATAAACAGCAATAGTAACTACGGTATCACAACAGCTTTAAACGGTGTTAATTTAAGAGTCGGGCGTTACAATAGTTCTTCTTACATGAGAAACGGCTGTAAAGTTGATGAGTTAGCTGTTTGGGATAGTGACGAAAGTGCAAACATATCAAGTATTTACAATGGCGGTGTACCTTTGGATTTAAGTGGTTTAGCTTCTGTTCCTGTTCATTGGTGGAGGATGGGTGATGGTGATACTTACCCTTATTTATTTGATATTGGAAGTGCTGCTAACTGTATTTATATTATGTATTCAATGACTAGTAGCAGTATTGTTAACGATGTACCTTAACACATATTAAAAAAAAAATAAGTAGTTAAATAACTTTTTGTTTAGTTGTGTTTAAAGGGCGGTTATTAATTTAATCGCTCTTTTTTTATAACTTTTTTAGGTCAAACCTTGTATAATATAAAACAGGGTGTTAATATTGTATAAACAAAAACGAAAAAGACAGAGATATGAAAGTTATAACAAACCTAGAAGAAGCAACAAAATTAAACGTTAACATTTACGAATTAGAAAACTCTATTTTAAAAGGAGATTCTAGTTTTAAAACTTTTGATTTTACTTTTTTTATTATAGAATCAGAATCAATAACATTTAATAATTATAAAACAACAGAAAACGAAGTAATAATAAACACAAATGAAGATATTTCTTATTTAATTAAAAAAGTTTAACAGTAGCCCTTAGGGGCTTTTAAATAATTAACTATGTCACCAATAGAACTAATAACAACTATATTTATAATCACCTCAATCTGTGGGGTGTATTATAAAACTCAAACTAAAAAAGTAAGAAAATGAAAGTAGCTAAAATATACCTCAACGGAATAACTAACGAAATAGAAACTAAAAAGGGGATTTACTGTTTCGCTGAAATTGTC